AGAAATGAATGCTACGCAATCTTTTCTCGACTCACAAATGTTATCGATAATGTAGTTAGCTAACTGGGCATTGTTTGCAGAACCAACTGCTTTACCCTGGAGAATCAACGACACATCTACTTCTTCTGCGGATGCAAACAAGTCGTAAGCGTTTGTAAGTACATTGATCGATACATCCGACTCACTCTTACCATCTGTACCAAGAGTCATTGAACCAGTGAACGGTTTTGTGTTGGTCGAAGATGCAACGTAAAGAGCTGTGTTAACACCTGATCCTGAACGATGACCAACTACCCAAACATACTGGGAATTTTGATTGACAACATCCTTGTAGTATACAGTTGCTCCATCTGGTGACTTTGCATCGGTAGATCTTGAAAGGTTTGAAAACACTTCAAGAATTGTACCAGGTGTACCGCTGAACAAACCGTCCTCATCAACAACAACAAGATGCAATTCATCAACAGCTGATGTGTTACCTGTAGCACTTGCTGTTACTGAAGTTCCCACGGTACGATCAACGCTTGGGTGATATTCCCAACGACGTACAATGTTGTTTGCAGTGTAGTTAGTAGCAAGAGCAAACGGATCTGAAAGACCTAAGGTGAAGTAGGCATGAGAAGCATTTGCTGCTAATGTGTTAATTGCTGTAATGTTGATTAGTTGAGTACCAATTGTTGAGTTACCAACAACAAGAACATCACCAACAGTAAACTTAGATCTTGCATCGGTTGCAGCAGTGTTTGTGTTTGCAGTTGTTGAACCGGCTGTACCGCCAAAACGCAAGGTAGCTGTGTTGGCTCCAACAACAACTGTTACATCTGTTGTTGAGGTATTTACGTCGTATGAAGTGCCGTTTGAGAACACTCCGTTTGACAAGTAAGCAGTTGATTCATAAGCAGAAGTGCTATCGCAAACAGAAACTTTCAACGAGTTACCAATAAGACCTGGATACTTAGCAATTAGGATTGTATCAGCATCTGCTGTACCATAAGTTCCGTTTTCATCTTTTGTAGTGAAGTCGTCATCATTCTTAGTAATGAAACTATTAATGCTTGATACTAAACCGGTTGAAAGGGCAGCATTTCTTACTACTGTTGGATCTTCGGTTACTGCAGAAATTGTTGCAGTGTTTGTACCATCAGTAATCATCAACGCAGTGTTTGAACCTGAATAGATTGAGAATGCACCTTGCATTGTTGCAACGTTGATAACCAAAGCTGTTGAGTTAGCAGTAACAATTGTACCAACGGCACTGTTTGTTGAGCCATCGTTTCTTTGATACACTGTTCCGCTTGGAAATTTTGAATTTGCTGAAGCAATTGAAAGCACAGTATCAGTGGTTGATGTAGTATTTGCACCACGAGATACATACAACTTGTTTCCATAAGAAAGGAAGTTGGCTGCTGTAAAAAAGGTTTCAGCGTTGAAAGAAGTTGGACGTCCAAAACGGTTTGCTAGTTCTTGCTCAGAGCTGACAAGAATGCGTTTACCAATTGGACCCCATCTGAAAACGCCACCAATCGCACCTTCAGTTGTCGAAACTGCTGGAACAACTGTTGTTAGGTCGATTTCAGTTACGTTTACACCAGGACTAACTTGAAATGGCATGTCATTTCTCCCCAAAAAATGTTATATAATTAGAGTTTTCTCAGATTATAAACTATTTATAAATTCGCGTTTTTTATGGAAAAGTCAGCCATTTAGCTGAAAGATAGCCACCTATCGTTCTTGACTGAGAGAACTACATTTGAAGAATCATCCTCTGTATCATTACTTATAAAAAAGGGTATCACATCATCTTCCAATTCTTTTTGTTTTTCTTTTTGCAAGGACATTCTAATATCAAGATTAGTCATTTCTTTAAAGAATTGCTGGTTGGTCATCCAAGCAAATATTACACAACACATTACCGTATCATCATTTCCATCTTCAGCTGAATATGAATTTTTGTTATCTGCTACAAAACGCATTAGTTCATAGATAATATCATCACAATGTAACAACAACTTGTGGTTTTCCACTAGGGACTTCAAAAGAGAACAACCAAAACGCTTGGTTTGTGTTGTGGTTCTCAACCCCATGTGAGATTGACCGCCAAATCCTCCACTTAGCACTTGGATTCCAGATCTATCATCTCTTGATGTTGTCAACAGATTATCGTACTCCAGATCGTGGTGTATAATGTCGCATACTTGCTGACCAATGTCGTTGGTCTCCACCATAACATACGCTTTGTTGTATTTGTCAGCAGCTGATAGAATAATATTAGGATACAGCAACGGATCAATAGTATTACACCTGTAAATGGCACATACTTGATAAGGAACTTCGGTTATATCAAAAACAACAAATACAGAATAATCGTTACCTTGTCCTCTTGCTGTATCTACTGTTATTACATAGGATCTACCTTTTTCAGGTTCACGATAGATTTTTGTTTCCCCATGTAGAACAATAGGATTTTCCCAAACCAAGTTTCTGAGAATATCAGGATGGATCAACGTGTTAGATGAACCAACAAATTCACACTCAAATTCAACTCGGAATTGTTCTACGCTAGTGTTTCTAATTGTTTCTTCTTTCCAGGCTTCGTCTCGACCTGGAACATCAGACCAATGAACAGATATTCGTTTGTAATTATTTCTTCCTAATTCTGAATCCCTCCACATCTTATAAAACAGATTCAAACCGTTAGGTGTTGAGGTAATTAAAACTTTGGTAGTCTTACCAGACGAAATTGTTGGATATGTTGATGAGAAGAACTTCTCTTGCATGTTGTTTGGAATGAAAGCAAATTCGTCCAAATATACTAAGTTGAAAGATCCTCCACGAACAGCACTTGAAGTTGTTGAAGAAGCAATGATATTGCAACCATTCTCCAGCTCAATGCTTCGTTTGTTCCATTCAACAATACCTTGTTGTAACCACCTTGGAAGATTTTCATAAGCAAGCTGTATTCTCGAAAGAATTTCTTGAGCTTGAGAAAGTTTGTGAGCTAGAATAGCAATTGCATAGTTTTCTTGGAAAAGCAGATAATGCAACATCAAACCAACAATGGCTGTTGTTTTTCCTGCTTGACGAGGAAGCTTGCAAATAACAAAACGATTCTCAACGCTTGTTTTGATAATTTCAGACTGGTAATCATACGGAATAAAGTTAACCAAACCTTCATCCACGTTAATAATCTTTACATATGTTTCAATAAAATACTCGACATTCCTCACACACTTAGCATACTCCATCAGCTCATGATGGGTATACTCTATTTGAACGTCTGATTTTTTTAGATGTCTGTTTCCATGATATATTTCATTTTTGCTCATCCATGTCACCTTTTTTAAGCATCTTCAACAACTCGCTTGTGCTTCCAACAAACAAGTTGTTATTCACGGTGCTTGGACCACCTTTTTCTTGTTGGAGGTCTTGTTTACGTTTTGATAACTCTAACAAATCTTTACCTGAATCAGAAAGAGTTTTCACCATTGTTGCAACAACTTCGTAAGCACGAGGTTGCTGAGATTGAGAAGCCACACTCATTATTTCGTCAAGAGCCATTTCTCCTTTGTCCATAATTGAACGGAGACGGTTTCTCGCATATTCATAATCGTCCTCAACATCCGAGACAGGAACAATTTGAATTTCTTTTTGTGGTTCCAATGGAGGAAGTCCCAATGATTTGCTTATTGTATCGTTAATGTTCATAGTTTTGTTGTGGTAATAATGTACCCATAGTTATCATTTGCCATAATTTGAGATACAGGAACAGTAGCACTAGCGTTGGATGTTGGAGATCCGTTAGCAAGAAGACCTGGAGTTACTGTTGTTCTATCCAACGCTGTAACAGTTCCAGGAGCATCGTTGATGTCATCAGTTATTGTAGCATCAAAGAAATTAGTGTTTGCAATGTTAATAATTCCAGATTTTCTAACAGGACCAAATACATACCCCTTCATTATGAAGTTAATTGTCCACATTAATGTTCTACGAGTTGTGAAGTTTTCTTCGTAAATATCCTGACTCACTACATCTAGCAAAACTACAGGAATGTCCATACTAATTGACATTTCTGGAACCAAATTTACTGTTGCTGTCCATTCTGGAGTAAAGAAAGGTAATATTTGTTCAAGAATTCTTGTACCATCTTCAGCATTTTTTGAAAGAATGTACAGTGAGAACATTAAATCATATGGAACAGGATTATATTGATATTTTTGTTTTGTTGGGTCAACAGAATCCACTGCTCTGTTTCTATTAATCGTTTGTAACTTACGTTCAGATGCATAATTCATGTTTGTAAGTTCAAATGCCATTCTTGGCAACAAAACAGCATACTTTCTATTCAGATTTGGGTCTTGATC